ACAAAGCACATGAAGAAATACCATGGGCTAGGGCATTAATCGTAGCTGATAATGTACTGCGTGGTAAGATAGAAGATCCAACCAAGGGTGCAACACACTACCATGCAAGGTACGTTAAGCCGTACTGGAGTGCATCACTTAACACCACGGTGATCTATGGGTCACACAAATTTTATCAATAGGAGAGGAAATATGTGGGCAGTAATGTTTGAGATTGAAAAAGATGAGTTTGTTTATGACACAGGAAAGAATCCCTTTACAGATAAGGACAAACCTCTAGTGTTTAAAACAAAAGAAGAAGCTCAAGCACAAGCATCTAAATGGAATACTGGTATAGCTGTAGGTTACATCAGTCCTATGACAGATGATGAACGCAATAGATCAAAGGAAAGGGAGGCAATCAATCGTGTATACGGTAGAATTTGAATCGGATGCATCAGTAGTAGTAACTATAGATCAAACACAAATGCATGAAGATGTTGAGATGGTTTATGCAGAGAATGGTACAGTTTATATGAGACAGTACGATGAGTTGATGGATGAATACCAATTACTTTTTATGAGCCATCAACAATGGCAGGATCTAATCGCAGGTTATAGATCACCTGAAGGTTCGTTCTACTTGACAGAGAAAAGGAAAGGGAATAAGGATGTCAACAGGGGATAACCCACACTTAGCTTGTCCGTTTACTGACTGCGGATCAAGTGATGCTTTTAATTGGAACGATGGTGGCTTTGGTCAGTGCCACTCATGCAGTAGGGCGTACCCATCCAAGGACATGCCTGAGATATACGAATGGGTGCAACAAGAGTACCCTCTAAAGGAAAGGAAAAAACCTATGGAGATACCCGTAACGGGTGGGACATACAAGAACATAAGGTCTATTGATCCTGATGTTTGTGAATTGTATGGTATCCAAATACAAACAGGGGATAAGGGTGAGCCTGTGCGCTATGCCTACAAGTATCCACACACAGTCAAGTACAGGCTAGTGTCTGACAAGTCTAAGTCTTGGACTAAAGACAGAGGCATGGGCATGAACCATTTGTTTGGCCCAGAGTTTAATGCTGGCACAAGTAATCGTATCTACCTGACTGAAGGTGAGTTCGATGCGGCATCACTGTATCAGATACTAGGTAAAAGTTATCCAGTTAAGTCACTGCCCAGCGCATCTATCGGTGAGAAGTTTATCAAACACAATCATCTCTATCTGTCGTCATTCAAAGAGATAGTGTATGCTGGTGAGCTAGATGATGCAGGACGTAGGGCAGCTGATAAGTTATACTCAGCCTTCCCTGATAAGTTCTGGTATGTACCTATGTCTAAATACAAGGATGCCAATGAGTTTCTTGAGGCAGGTGATGCTAATGATCTGATGTGGGCAGCACGTAAGCCACAGAGATACTCACCAGCAAACTTCTTCTGTTCTGATCAAGATGTAGAGGATGCAATACTTAATGAAAATCCATATGAGTATGTGCCTACAGGTCATGTCAGGCTTGACGAGAAGATCAGGGGTATGGTCAAGGGTGGACTCACATTCATTAAAGCACCTCGTGGTACTGGTAAGACAGAGGTGATACGATACTTTGAAACAGGTTTACTTCGTGATGATGAAAGCCGTATAGCTATGCTACACATGGAGGAAATGAAATCGACCACCTATCGTTCTATGGCGACATATCATTTAGGTATCAACGTCAGGACTAAGGATGATGCCAGAGAGAACAACATCTCTGAGGCTGATGTACTCAAGGCAGCTAAGGAAGCTACCAAAGCTGAACGTACTATTGTCTTTGAGATGATGTCACACGATGATCCACTTAAGCTGTTAGACTATGTAAGACTTGCAGCTACAGTTTATGGTGCTAGCTTTATCTTTATAGATCATGTTCAACGCTTGGCTTATCTATCTAACTCAGGTGTTGATGGTGCTACTAGTACACTGACCACACTAGGCTCACGTATGGCACAGCTTGCTAAGGAGTTAAACATAGGAGTTGTATTTATATCACAGGTTAATGACGATGGACGTACAAAGTATGCTGCATCCCTTGAAGAGGAAGCAATTATATGTATAAAGTTAGAACGTGATATTGAAACTGAGGATGAGATACTGAACAATACTACCACTTTTATTGTTGACAAGAACAGACCATTCGCTAAGTTAGGCAATGCAGGTTCAGTGTACTATGATCCAGACACTACGATCCTTTCGGAAGAAGCACCTTATGTAGGGAGTGAGATGGCAGCATGATAGTATTCGATGTAGAAGCAGATAATCTTTTAGATAATGCTACTAAAATACATTGCCTATCCTATACTGTTGATGGCTCAGAGTTTATATCTCTAGTAGACTATAATGATATGCGTAAGCTTATCTTATCTCAACGTGGTTTGATTGGTCATAACATTATTGGCTATGATGTACCACTACTTGAGAAGATACTTGGCATAGACATTAAAGCAAGGTTGTTTGATACCTTGTCAATGTCTTGGGTTCTTAATTACAATAGACCTAAGCATGGGCTTGAAGGATTTGGAGAAGACTTTAATATACCTAAGCCTGTAGTAGATGATTGGTCTGATCAGGATATACAGGTGTATATACATCGTTGTGAAGAAGACGTTAAGATTAATTGGGCATTGTGGCAAAATTTACTAAAGCGTTTTAAGTTTATCTATCAGGACGATAGGCTACTGGATAAATTCTTTAGGTATCTACAGTTTAAAATGTCATGTGCTGCTACAGCAGAGCAGGTAGGTTGGCGTCTTGATAGAGAGTTAGCTGAGACTAGTATCAATACACTAGTGCAACAACAAGAAGACAAGATAAAAGAGCTTGAGTCTGTGATGCCTAGACAACAGGTTACTACTGTTAAACGTAAACCTAAGGTTTGTTTCAAACAAGATGGCTCACCTTCAGCACATGGTGAGAAGTGGTTCTCTCTGCTTGCAGAAAAGAACTTACCCAATCACTACGATGGAGAGGTTACTGTTGTGAAGGGGTGGAAAGATCCTAACCCTAAGTCTTCACCTCAGGTTAAGGATTGGTTATTCTCATTAGGTTGGGAGCCATGTACACACAAGTATGAGAAAGATGAGGAGGGTAAAGAAAGAACGATACCACAAGTGCGTAACGATGGGGAGCTTACTAGTTCAGTCAAGCTTCTTGTAGATAAACATCCAGCAGTGGGTGTACTTGATGGCCTTACTGTGATTCAACATAGGTTATCTATCTTCCAAGGGTTCGTTGAATGTGAACGTGATGGTTATGTCAAGGCAGGTATTGCTGGCCTGACTAACACACTACGATTTAAACACAAGAAACCTTTGGTTAATCTTCCTGGGGTTGATAAACCTTGGGGTAAAGAAGTACGTGGTTGCTTGATAGCAGACAAAGGTTCTTTATTGTGTGGTGCTGACATGACATCCTTAGAGGATACCACTAAGCGTCACTACATGAAGCCTTACGACCCAGAGTATGTAGAAGAGATGGCTAAGGATGGTTTTGATCCTCACCTTGACCTTGCTAAACATGCTGGTGCTGTTACTCAAGCACAGATAGACAAGCATAATACAGGAGAAGTATCTCTGAAGTCCCTACGTAAAAACTATAAGGTGGTAAACTATTCTGCTACCTATGGTGTAGGTGCAGCTAAGTTATCACGTACTACAGGAATGCCAATACCTAAGGCAGCTTCATTGCTTGATGCGTATTGGAAACGTAACTGGTCTGTCAAAGCTTTCTCTGAGGACCAGCACATAAGAAAGATTAATGGTGAGATGTGGGTACAAAACCCAGTCAGCAAGTTCTGGCATAGCCTTCGATACGAGAAGGATGTTTTCTCTACCCTTAATCAATCCACTGGTGCTTACTGCTTTGACAAATGGGTTGCTTACTACAGAAGTAAACGTCCTAATATCTTAGGGCAATTCCACGACGAGTCAATCAATCAGGTTAGAAAGGGGGACGAACAAGAACACTCTACAGTCCTCCAATGGGCTATTGAAAAAGTTAATCAAGAGCTTAAATTAAATGTTGACCTTGGTATTGACATACAGTACGGTAATACTTATAGTGAAATACATTAAAACAGGAGGGCCATATGGCTACACGTATAGTAAAATTAACAGGCATTGGAGAATGGGCCAAGGTCTTTGAAGACAATCGAGACTTGCAAGGGTACGATGGATCGTATGAAGTTTGCAATGGGGCTTGCACAATAGATGTTATCTTAGATGAAGATAACTTAAAGAAGCTCAAGGCTTCTCGTTCTATTAAGAGAGGTAAGCCTGATCCAGAAGGCCGTGGACATACTGTTAGATTTGTTCGTAAGTTTGATGATGGTCAACCACGTAACAGTGGAGCACCTGTTGTCTTGAAGGCTGATGGTACGCCTTGGTCTTACGATGAAGATGGAGTCATTGGTAATGGCTCAACAGTAGAGGTAACACTATCTGTCTACGATACACGTATGGCAAATATTGTAGGAACACGTTTGGATAAAGTTAAAGTTCTAGAACATATTGAATATGTTTCTGACATGGGTGACTCTCCTCCACCTGTAACTGAGTCCAAGACTGTGGCTGAGGACGAAGTACTGTTCTAGCCTATCAGTGGGGTGGGTATTTATTTCCTTTTCTACCTACCCCACATTTTATTTAGGAGTCGTTATGAAAAAAATACAAGACATGTCTAACGAAGAGTACCACTCAATAGATGGTATCTCTTCAAGTGCTGTGAAAGCAGTATATAAAAAATCCCTAGCACATTGGAAGGGACAGAAGATTGCTCAGTCAGCAGCGTTTGCAATGGGTAATGCTGTTCATGCAAACTTGCTAGAGGCAGATAAGAACCTAGTAATCAAAGGTCCAAAGACTAAGGCAAGTGCTGCCTTTAAAGATATGAAAGATAACCTGACTGAAGATCAGGTACTACTAACTGAGGTAGAGTTTAACGTAGCTAACTGTATTACTAGAGGTGCATTAGATAATCGTATATGTGCTGAAGCTCTTCAACATAAAGAAAGAGTAAACGAAATTAGTATCTTCGTAGAAGATCCAGTATCAGGACTTACGCTTAAGACAAGACCAGACCTAATGATTGAGTCTAGAAATATGGTGTACGATGTAAAGACTACACAAGATGCTAGTCCCAAAGGTTTTTTAAATGAGTGTGTAAAGTATGGTTACTTTCTTCAAGGTGCTCATTACGTCTACACCTGTAAGCTTGCAGGTTATGACGTGAATAGGTTTGCATTTATTGCTTGTGAGAAAGCAGCTCCTTTTCTTTCACACCTACATATTATGGGACCAGAGGTTATGGAGTGGGCTACTGTTGAGCTTCACAAAACTCTAGCTATTATTGCAAAGGCAGAAAAAGAAACAGACTACAGAACAGGTTGGGGTGACTACACTGTTATGGAGAAACCTGCTTGGCTATGATTAGTTATGACTAGAGCAGCCAAAGCCAAAGGCAGAGGTGGTCAGCAAGAAGTCAGGGATAAGTTACTTGAGACATTCCCTGAGTTCGAAGCTGATGACATCAAGTCTACAACTATGGGAGACACAGGTGAAGACATTCAGCTATCTCCCCTAGCCAGGAAAACGTTGCCAATTAGCATTGAAGTTAAGAGGCGTAAGGCTGGTATGAAAACTGCTTATGACTACATAGATCAAGCTGGTAATCATGGTAAAGGTGAGCCTGTAGTTTTTTATAGATCCGATAGACAACCTTGGATTATTATGGTAGGCATAGATCATTACATGGAGTTATTAAGGAACTGGAAAAAATGAGTTTAAAAATTTGGGATGTATTAGAGGGTCCAATTTCCAGAGAAGATTGTCCTCATAGTAATGAGTGGCCTGATGGTGCTGACTATAGTATCCTTTGTAAGGTAGAAGAAGAAGGTGAAATTTTTAACAGTGAATTTTATTTTGAAGTGCTATCAGATGCTAATGAGTGGAAAAATTATTTTGATAAAAACATTGATCCTATTTTAATTAATACAGATAAAGATGATGCTTGACTATACTTATAGTTTCAATATAACTAAGGACTTTCACTGTGCGATTTGATCTAAATTTAATTATAGATGTTGACCCCGATGCAAACTTTTTAGAGGTTGACCCTAACTATAATCTTGCTGTAATAGGTGAGGTAATACGAGATCATCTGTATGACATAGATGACATAACAGTAACTGAATGTGAGGTAACAAAGAATGACTAAGATAACTCTTGATGATAAAGAATATGATACTGCTAATTTAACTGACGAACAAAATCAGATTATAAATATCTTAAATGTTGGTACAAATTCTGTTGCTATCCTTGACCACGTAACACAATGTGTAAGAGCTATACAACAAATGAAAACAAGTGAACTAAAAAAATCTTTGGAAGATAATAGTCAGGAAGAATTAGACCTGTGATGAGTGCTGTTGATTTAAAAGTTATGGGCTATTTTAATCCACTAGATTCAGATGAGAATGTTTTAAAGGGGTACAGTAATTTTGTTGAGAGTAAAATCTTAACCTCAGGTCATGAACGTCTTGTAGAAAATACGTTAGGTCTTGTAGGTGAGTCTGGTGAGGTAGCTGAAAAAGTTAAGAAGCTTATCCGTGATAAACATAAGTTTACTCCTGATGAAATTGCTAGTGAGCTAGGCGATGTACTTTTTTACGATGTTTCAATTGCTATGATCTTTGGTTTTACCTTAGTTGACATTATTCGAATGAACATGAAAAAATTAAATAGTCGCCAAGAACGTGGCGTATTAAAGGGAAGCGGAGATAATAGATGAGTAACTACCTACCTACAGACTATCAAACTTTTATACACAAGTCACGTTATGCACGTTGGCTAGATGACTTAGGCAGAAGGGAGACATGGCCTGAGACAGTAACACGTTACGTTGACAACGTAGTGAGACCTGCCTTAGAGAAAGCTAACATAGCCACGACTAGAATTAAAAAACTTACACAAGAAGTAGAACAGTCTATGATAGGGTTAGAGTCAATGTCTTCTATGAGAGCATTGATGACTGCTGGTCCAGCTTTTGCTAGAGACAATACAGCAGGTTATAACTGTTCTTATTTACCAGTTGATGACATCAAGGCTTTCGATGAGGCTATGTTCATCTTGCTCTGCGGAACTGGTGTTGGCTTCTCTGTAGAGAGACAGTTCATCAGTAAGCTCCCAGATGTGCCACAGCTCTTTGAGAGCGATACTTGTGTTGTCATCAGGGATAGTAAAGAGGGTTGGGCTAAGGGTCTTAGGCAAGTGTTGGCACTCCTTTGGGCTGGTGAAATCCCTAAGTGGGATGTATCTAAGGTTCGTCCTGCTGGCGCTAGGTTAAAAACATTTGGTGGTAGGGCATCAGGCCCAGCGCCATTGATTGATCTATTTAACTTTGTCGTACATACCTTTAAAGAATCTCAAGGTCGTAAGCTGTCATCTCTAGAATGTCATGATGTCATGTGTAAGATTGGTGAGGTAGTAGTAGTAGGTGGTGTACGTAGGTCAGCTATGATCTCCTTGAGTAATCTATCTGATGATCGTATGCGTCACGCTAAGTCTGGTGCATGGTGGGAGAATGATCCACAACGTGCCTTATCTAATAACTCTGTGGCATACACTGAGAAGCCAGATGCTATATCATTTATGCGTGAATGGCAAGCCCTAGTAGAAAGTGGTAGTGGTGAACGTGGTGTCTTTAATCGTGAGGCTTCTAAGAAACAAGCAGCTAAGAATGGTAGACGTGATACTGACTATGAGTTTGGCACAAACCCTTGCTCTGAAATAATACTACGACCAAATCAATTCTGTAATCTTACAGAGATTGTAGTACGTGCTACTGATGACATTACAAGTCTGTCTGAGAAGGTTCGTATAGCTACCATACTTGGTACTATTCAGTCTACTTATACAAAGTTTCCTTATCTACGTAACATATGGAAAAAGAATACAGAAGAAGAACGTCTACTAGGTGTGTCACTAACTGGTATCATGGACAACCCTATGATGACTACAAAAAACTCAGGATTGGAGAAGACCCTTGACCATCTCAAGTCTATATCTATTACTACTAACGCTAAGTGGGCTAAACTGCTTGATATTCCTGTTGCTGCTGCTATCACGTGTGTCAAGCCATCTGGAACCGTATCGCAACTGGTTGATTCATCTAGTGGAATACACGCTCGTCACTCAGCCTATTATATTCGCACTGTTCGTGGTGACAATAAAGATCCACTAACACAGTTTATGAAAGACCAAAGAGTACCTAGTCAACCTGACGTAATGAAACCTGATCAGACTACAGTGTTTAGTTTTCCAGTCAAAGCACCTAAGGGTGCAGTAGTTACTGCTGATATGTCTGCCATAGATCAACTTGAAATGTGGTTAGCTTATCAACGTCATTGGTGTGAGCATAAGCCTAGTGTAACAATTAATGTAAAGAAGAATGAATGGTTTGAAGTAGGTGCATTTGTTTATAAATACTTTGACGAGATGTCAGGTGTATCCTTCTTACCATTCAATGAACACACGTACCAACAAGCACCATATCAAGACTGTAGTAAACACGATTACGAAACACTACTATCTTTAATGCCTAAAAATATTGACTGGACATCACTATCAAACTATGAGAAAGAAGATAACACAGCAGGTAGTCAGACACTAGCATGCTCTGGTGACAGTTGTGAAATTGTAGATTTAGTATAAGGGATTATAAATATGAAACCAGTACGTAAAAGTTTTAACAGAGCTTTATATCAAGCCTATGATAAAAAAGCTAAAGATACTTTAGTTGATCTACTAGAATCAAAAGGTCACACGATAGTTAATACTGAAGAGAACTACCATGTTGACGTTGTGTCTCAGAAAGATGGCTTCACATACTTCAATGAGGCTGAGGTTAAGGTAGCCTGGAAAGAAGATTGGCCTACACATTGGGAAGAGATACGCATACCTGAACGTAAGCAACGACTACTAGATAAGTACGAAGGTAGTAATGGTGTGTTAAACTTCTACGTATTCCGTGAGGATATGAAACAAGTATGGCGTATTAAAGATACTCTACTAACCAAAGAAAGTTTAGGTGAGGCTAAGGGTAGGTACATACAGAAAGGTGAGTTGTTCTTTCACATACCCTACACATCAGCTGAATTGGTAAACACATGATTAAAAAATTCAAAGACTTTGATCCTGTATCTCGTCCTGCCCATTACAATATGGGTGGGATTGAGTGCATTGACTATATAAAACAAGTAGTAGGTCTTGATGGTTTCATTGCCTACTGTCATGGTAACATGATTAAGTATCAGCATCGTTATCGTTACAAGAAAAATCCTGTGGAGGACATGAAGAAGGCAGCATGGTACTTGAGTAAAATGAATGAAGCTTTAGAAGAAAAAAATAAGTAAGGGTAAACTATGGGCAGACCAACAAAGAGATCCAAGAATAACTTACCGCCTCTTGAAGCAGAGGCAAAGGCTTACATAAAGAAGAAGCGACCAAGAGCAAAACCCTTGACCAGTCGCAGGTATCTAGCAGGACAAGCCTTAGCTGGGATACTTGCAAGCGGCAAGGGTTCAAGTCGTGTTGAGGATGTAAAGAGAGAGGCTTATAATTGGGCAGACATCATGAGTGATGATGAGGAGGATTAAAACTTAAGTGGATCAAGATCAAATTTAAGAAGAGCCTCAATCTTTTGTAGTTTTTCTAGTGAATCTGGATCATCTAAAAGATCTGTTAGGTCTCCTTCAATTTGAAGAAGCTCCATAGCTCTTTTAACATCTTCTTTATTTTTACCAGACAAAGTTCTAACAAGCTCTAGTGATTTAGGTACACTAGAGTTTTTCATTATGTCTAGTGTTAATTCT